GCGATCTGTAGAAGCCTGTCGCTTTTCTTGCTCAGTTACGACCGAATCTGTGACCCTCGCTGCCTCTGCTACCAAGTCAGCTCTGGCCTTTGCAGCTGCCGCCTCAGCCTCAGCCGCTGCCTTATTGGCTCCGCTCGCCTCAGCGGCAGCACGGTTAAACGTCTCCTGACTGATCGCACCGGCAAGCAGAAGCTCATTCAGCCGCGACAACTCTTCCGAACGCCGTTCTTCCTGGGTGCGATTCGCCTCGGTGATTCTCGCGCCCTCTTGGAAGACGCTCGCGTACTGATCGGCCGCAAGCGTTGCCTTCGCGTACTGACCAGCAATGCGTTCCAGGGCTGCTGCGTATTGTTCGTCAGTCAGCATCCCTTGCTGTCGAAGCCGATCAAGTTCCGCAGTTGAGTCAGCGAAGTCTCGCTGAGCCTTCTGCTCGCTGGTCAGGTTGGCCTCGATGATCTTGCTTGCTTTTTCAAGATCACTGGCAGCCTCGGTCGCAGCCATCCGTAGCGATTCAAACGATCTCGCGTACTCTTCCGGATTCGTCAATCCAGCCCGTAGGCTCTCGTTCAACGCCTGGAGGCGGACGCCGAACTTTTCCTGCTGCGCAGCCGCCGCAGCACTGCTCGATCCGAACTTGTCGAAGACAGCCGTGACGCTCGCCGCTTCTTTATCGAGTTGCTGGATCGCCCTCTGGACCGGCGTGAGTTTCTGCACGACGCCACCGGCGTCGGCAAAAATCTTCAGCACGAGTCCAAGGTTGGTCGCCATCAGTCGAACCCGAGTTGCTTCTTCAAGTCGAGGAGAACTTCACGCGCCTGCATGACGTGCTGCGGTGGAGCCTCGATCGGATTAAAGTCGCTTGCCTTGGGTGCCTGTCCTTTCTGGCAGTAGGGAGCCATGATCGCGGAGGTCAGCAAGCCGGTCTCGGCCCATGAGTCGGGGATTGCCTGGAAGTGCCGCGTGTACGCCATCCACTCCGCAAGTTCTCGCGTCGTCATTCGCCGCTCGATCTCACCGACCGTCATTCCGAGATGCCCCGCCAAGCGAAATACGAACCGTCTCGCTGGGCGGATGTTCAGTTTTTTGCAAGTTCCTCCACGTCCGCCTCACTCATCGCGTTGTGTCTCATCGCCTTCTCAAACAGCGTCGAGACGACCTTGGCCGACTTGCTGGCGAGCTTCTCGATCTGCTCGTCGGTGAACAGCCGCTCGCCGCTCTCCGGGTGGCACAGGCAGCGGGCCAAGAACTTCGTGCGGAAGTTGTCGATGCCGGTTTCCCGCTTGCCGATCCACTCCCGCTCGTAGGCGTCGCGCTCGCCGACCGTCATCACGCGGATGCCGAGGGCCATCGGCTTGCCGTCGCTGCCGGGCCACTCCTTGACCGTCACCTTGAGGATGCCGAGGTCGTCCGCCGCCAGAATCTGTGCTGCGAGCTCTGCTGCCGTCAGTACCATTGTGCTACTCCATGACGATGCGAAAGGTTCCGACGTATCGCGTCACGTCGTTGACGGTCCCGCTCGCCTTGAGCGTCTGGCAGATGGCCTTGGTCGTCTGCGTCAAGCCGCCGCCTTTGAACTCAAGCGTGGCTTTGACGCCGTACTGCGGCTCTGTCAGTTGCACCGTCGAGAAGGACGATATCTCTATAGTCCCGGCGTCAACTGTGAACCGGCTATTTCGCGCCTGCGGCAACTCGCCGCCGCGCGTGATGTCGATCTTGCTGACCTCACCAAGCGTGATGCCAGCCCACATGGCGGTTACGCCGGTGCACGCGATCGCCATGACGGTCCTCCGTCTATGCGATTACACGCGGTCGATGCGGAGCGTGGCCTGCCCCTTGATCACGTCGTTTGTGGACAGCGTCAGCGTCGAGGCGTTGACGGTGTAGGCAACGGCGGAGAGCAGGGGCGATCCGCTGACCGTGATCGTGCAGGTGCCGGTCGAGGCGTCGGCAATCAAAGTTCGCCCGAGGTAATCAAACTGCACCGTGCGGCCAGTATCGGTGGTGCTTCCTTTAAGCGGTCGATCGAGGGTAGCAATACTGGCACCAACCGTCAGGCCGAGATGCGAAACGTCGATCTTCTCCTGGTCGGCAGTCGGGTCGGCGTACGAAATGACAATGTTCGTCACGGTGTAGAGGTCAGCACCGAGTCGTAGCGACGTTCCCGTTCCGGCATGAGGCGTGGTGATCGACATTATTGCTCCTTCCAGATGATCGAGAACGTCTGCGACACGCTATAGACGGGCGGCATATCGCCTCCCGCAAGCTGGATGAATCCGTCGGCCTCGTTTTCGAGGCTGACGTGATCCACTAGAGTCGAGTCTGACGGTGTGCCCCCGTATCCATCCAGAGCACGCCGCACCTTGTCGGCGAGGTCTCTTACTGCCTCGTAGGACACGGCGTAAAGGTCGATGGACAGCACGACCGTGGGCATCCCCAACGGGCCTGACAGGGTGTGCTGGCGTTGCACCGCCGACCGCCGCCACGTCACGAACGGCACGTCCGCCGCCGCCGGTGCGACCACCGGGTAGATTCGCTGGCCGACGATCGCCGCCACGGCTGGGTCGGTCAGCAGGACGGTCGCCAGGGCTTGCTCGGGGCTCTTGAGCGGCATACCACACTATGCCACTGCGAGGGCACCCCCTTGCAGCGTCAGAGCGTGTCCGTGCCGCTGACGGTCCCTGATTCGCGGTAGCGGAGCGACGCCCACGCCTCGGCCAGTGACAGCGAGAGTTCCCTCTGGAGGATCGCCGCTACCTCGCCCTGCGTCTGCAGCCACGCCGTCTCGACGGGCGGCTGGCCGGAAGTGCCGCCCGCAGGCATGGCCGGGATCACGATCGGCGAAGACGACTTGCGGAAGAACGCTCGCGGGTACGCCGGGTCGGTTTCGACTCGGCCGTCGCTGCCGACCTGCCTCGCGATCTTGAACGGCCCGAGGCGGTTGAACGACGACGCGATGTAGGTTTCCTTCTGCTCCTGCACCGTGTGCAGCACGCCCTTGCCGTTGACCGTCTCAGTAACGACGCCTGCGGGGGTTCTGCGGTTTCGGACGAACGGCACCGTTGGGCTGCGCCGCTGGTAGGTTCGGGCTTTGCCTTTCGTGATCTTTCGCTCGTCGGTTCCACGCTCCAGCCACCATTGATGAAAAGCACGATCCTTGCCCGCCTTGACCGAGCCGCCAGCCGCGCTTCCGAACGTCTGCCTCCCGGCCCGCGTGTAGCCTACGATTCCGACCGCCGTGCCGTCCTTCGCGTACTGGACCACCTTGCTGGCGACAGCTCGCTTGAGGTTCCCGGTCGGACCGACCGGCGTGATCTGCCGCAGCCGCGCCACGGTCGGCCGGATTGCCTTGCGGACGGCGGCGGCGATGATGTTGGAGGCTGGCTTGGGCTGGAACACCCTGCCGATGCCGTCGATCAGTTCAGCGGCCCCTTCGACCCGCATCGTGACCCTGACGCCCGAGACAGCCATTAGACGGTCTCCTGGCAGATGATCTCGTGGATGCTGCGGTTGTCCCGCTCCAGCACCGACACGATCTCAAGCGTTCGACCACGCCACGACAGCCGCATCTTCTGCGTCAGTCCTGGCAGATACCGCATCGTCACGCGATGGCTGATGTCGATCTGCTGCTGACCGGCCAGTAGGTACTCGCGAGCCGAGACGCCTTGGATGCTCGCCCATACCTCGGCGAACGTCGCCCACGACAGAATGGACTCACCCAGGCGGTTCCGATTCTCGGACGCCTGCTGCACCGTCACACGCTCTCGGAGTTTGCCAGCGTCCATTTAGCCCACGCCGTACAGCAGGATAGTGTAGGATGAGGTTTGACCAGTGACGCCAAGGTCAATGACGTTGACATACAACTCGTTTGCGAACGAAAAGTATTCGGTCGTCGATACCCGGCTGCCGCTGCTCAAGACCGATATGCCGCCGTCTTCTGGATTGGTCAGCCTGCACCAGTTGGATGCCGCAAAACCGACCCGCATCGGAACGCTGCTTGGCATTGTGATTTGGCCGTCCGCTCCACGGTATTCATACGCTGACGGCTCAATCAGCACCGCCGACGTGCCGCACGTTCCCGTAATCACCGCCACCTTGCCAGCGGTGTACTCGGTCGAGTCCGACAGCGACACGACGTTCACCGCCGCCGTCCCGGCGGTGTCGTGAAAGATCGCGTCGATTGTGATGCGGCCGTCGAGGCTCATGTGCCGTAGAGAACCATGGTGTAGGAAGCGGTGCCGCCGCTGGAGTAGACGCCCAGCGAATCAGTCGGCGGATTGACGTTCAGGGGCAATACAACGACGGCCCCCGATGGAACTTCCACCGAGTTGTAGGCGTCAGAATAGACGATGTTGCCCAGGTTCGACTTGATCACAACTCGAACGACGTTTTGGAACGAAACAAGGCTACCGCTGGCGTCACGATACTCCGTGGGCGTCAGCGGGACGTAAGAAGTCACGCCGCTCGCCGTCCTCGTCACGATGGCAACTTTTCCCGTCGCGTACTCGTCGCCTTCGTTGAAAGCCACGACCTTGAATCGCTGGCCGCTCGTGTCGTGGAACAGCACGTCGATATTGATGCGGCCGTCGATGCTCACGTATACGATCCCCACGAGATGGTGTCGAGGAGCCGCTTCGCCGCGTCTGGCATCTGGCCGTCACCGCGCTTTTCGTAGAGTTCGTGCACGCACATCAGCATGGCCGACTTCGCCCGCTGCGGGACGTCGGCTGCTGCACCGTAGCCAGCCCACCACGTAACCGACACGGAGTTCCTGTCGATCAAGTGGCTCGGCCACGACCCAGCGTAGGTGGTGCGAACTACGCCGGGTGTCGAGTCACGGTCAACCCGGTAAGACGCCGTGGAGAGCGTAGCGGTTCCACCGGCTTCGCCCGTGACGTAAGTGACGGTCACGGCGGTGGCCGTGCCGCTGGCGATCATCGGGGGACGGGGAAGTTCGATCTCGTCGGGGAACGAGTCGAGCGTCATCACAAGCCGCTGGGCCACGAGCGACCGGTCGATGTAGTCCTCGACCCATTCCCGTGCCGTGGTGATGTAGCCAGCGATCAGGGCATCGTCGGCCGACGTATCGACGCGGCAGTGGGCCTTTGCCTCGGCCAGCGTGATCGGTTCCGCAGCCGGGGCGGTCAGTCGCTTGAGGCTGCGGTAGCGTCTCACGGGCGGCGTCTCCTGGGCGTTATGTCGGCTCGCTCGGAGGCTGGCTCCACGCTGGCCGTTTCGATCAGCGTCTGCTGCTTGTCACGAACCTCGGTGGCGTACTCCCAGGCGATCAGGCTCTGCGCCTGCCGCTCGGGAAGGTCCACCACCTCGCCCGGCTTGTACGCGCCGTGCTGCCGTGCCATCCGTATCTTCACGTTTCACCCCACCTTCCATGCAGATTCCGGTGGCCGTCGCGTCTCCTGCCAGTCGTTGCAATACTGGAACACCGGCTTGCCGAGTTCCTTGCTGGGCCACGTGATGACGTATTCGCCGTGGCCGATGCAGACGCGGGGCGTGATGTAGAGCCGGTTGCCGCACGCCTTGAACTGCCTCCAGAATGAGATGTCCGAGTCGGTCCTGCCGTCCCCCCAGGAGCCGGTGGGGTCTGGCTGCTCGTGAAACCATGGCTTCGCCATGCGCCGCAGGGCACGCGTCGAAATGATCGTGCAGCCGAAGTGAGCGGTGTCAACCTGCTGGACAGGCTCGCTGAACCACTCTCGCGGCACCTGCGTGACGCCGTTCTCGGGCGGGTTGTCGAGCATATCGAGCAGCGTGAGCATCGGCCTGCCGTCCTCCCGCTTGGTCTGGAGCGGGGCCAAGGCGTCGCACTGGAACGTCATCGCCATGGCGAACAGGTGTTCGATGTTCTCCTTCGACACGAAGGAGTCCATGTCCAGCGTGATGATGTATTCCGTGGTCGGCTCGAACTTCTCCAGCATCCGGGTGAGCACCTGGGACCAGAACGCCCCTTGCCCGAGCGTGGGACGGATGTGCAGCGGCATCATCGCCTCGATGAAGCCGAACACGTTGATGAGCGGGCCGAACCGTGGGCCGCTCAAGATCGCCTCGCACCGGACCTCGACCGACGAATCACCGACTTGAACCAGCATGAGTTTTCCACTTTCTGGAAATGAGAACGGCGGGGAGGCTCGCGCCTCCCCGCCGTCTACTGTGCTGGCCGTGTCAAGCCTTAGCCGACGGCCTGCGTGTTCACGCCCTTGTCGGAGGCCGACACGGGACCGGCTTCGCCCTTGGCGAGACGGCAGGAGGTGATGACGCCGCAGGTCGAGGCCGGGGTGGCGTATACCGTGAGGTAACGCCGCTTGCCCCGGAGGTCGATGTCGAAGCGATGGGCGTAACCGACAGACGAGGTGGCGGTCGAGCCGCCTCCGACCGTGAAGTCGGTGCCGCCGACGAACCCGCTGATGTTCGCCTGCCCGCTGCCGCTCGTGTCCGACTGCGCCACCCGCAGCACGTTGGCGGCGGTCGTGGGACCGGATGCCGACGTGAACGGGGAGAACAGAACGTCGATCGACGCAAACTCGAAACCGAGCGTGTCGATCTCCAGCGAGTGGGTCGCGTTCAGGGCAACCGACGTTTCGGCCTTGCTGACGCTCTTGGTGGAAGCGACGAAGTTCATGAATCAGGTACTCCGAGGGAGAGGGTCAGGATCAGCCGAACTTGAGGGCCACGATGGGACCGGCCTTGGTGGTCGACCCGAGGTCATTGACGACCATCGCGTTGCGAGTGGTCGCGAAGGTGAGGGTCTGGTCGAACTCGATGTACCGCTCGGAAGCGGTCTTGATCGAGATTGCCCGACGCTCGCCGAAGATCGCGGCTTGCGACAGGTCGCCGAACAGGGCGGCCACCTTGCCGGTCGTGCCGGTCAGGTTGCTCTCCAGCGGCTGCACCAGCGTCACCGGGTAGCCGAGGAACGTCTCGCCGAAACCGCTCGCCACGTTGTCGCTGGAGTTGCCGCCCGCGCCGGACGAGCCGCCGGGGAGCATCGCCAGTCGCAGCATCGCCGAACCCCAGCCAGCCGGGGAGATGTACCACCGGGCGTTCCGGTTGCGAGCGTACATCGGCAACTTCGCGAGCAGGTCGGTGAAGTTCTTCATCGTCAGGTCGCTGAAGGTCGTGTTGCTCGTGGCAGTCACGACGCTCGCCGAGTAGGCCGACTGGAGAATCTTCGTCGCCACGCCCGTCACGCCGTGGTAAGCCAGGGTGCCGTCACCGATGAAGCCCGCGTTGTCGAAGGCTTCGCTGAACGCCTGGGCCGTCTCGACAGCCATGGCATCGGCGAGGTCGATCACGGAGTCTTCGAGCAGCGAGTTCGGGGTGCGGTTCGCCACGCCCCAAATCTTCGCGGTGAGTTCCACGTTGTCGAAGGTGACGTCGCTCGCGGCCACCTCGACGTTCTCGCCGACCGGGCGGGCCGTGAGGCCACCGGTGCGGCGGGCGTAGACAAGGGTGTCGCTGCTCATGTTGACCCGCTTGGCCTGCTGCGGGAACACGCCGAACTCCTCCACGAGCCGGATGATCTCGGACGACAACTCAGGGCTGGTCAGCACGCCGCCGAGCGAGTTGATGCCACCGGCCTGGGCACGGCTCTCAACGCCGTGATCCTTGCACCACCGCCGGGCCTCGGCATCGCCGAACACGTAGCCCTTGATGTGCATGCCAGCGCGGTAGGCCCGCTCCGACGCATCGGGACCGGAGAACGCCTTGAGGGGACCGTGCGACTTCGGCACGGCGTAGTGACGCTTTTCCACTTCCGGCTCCTTGACCTCGGGGGTGTCGATCACCTTGGCGGGAGCGGAACGCTCCAGCACGGCACGCAGTTCGACTTCCTTCGCC